TCGATATGAAGGGTAATGTTAATAGCCCTCTACACTCTGACTATCTTAATAATAAAATGAAATCTGTCAAACGTCGTCATCCAGAACTTAAACATGCTACACCTCATAAATTACGACATACAGGAGCGACACTTGCTAAAAAGGCATGAATGAGCTTAGAAGCCATTTCTGAAGCATTAACTCATAGCGATACAATTACAACTAAAACTTATGTTAATGCTTCAAACATAGTTCCATTATCTGCTGGACAAGTTGCCTACCAACATCTTAAAAACAAGTAGGGTAATTTTAGGGCAAATTTTTTTAGAAAGTATAGAAAAAAGCACCCATAAGGTAAACTTTTGAGTGCTTTGAAACGTTGATATAGTCGTATTGATTAACGTTTACTAAATTGTGATGCTTTACGAGCTTTCTTAAGACCTGGTTGGAAAAACTATGATTTGAATAACCTTCAGTAAATGCTTAAAATCAATGTTTTCCCACTTTTTCAGAAAACAGAATTTCATCTAATTTGAATAAATTTCAGTTGAATGGTGTGAATTTTACCCTAAAAATACACGAATTGAGCTAGATTTTACCAAAAAGTTCACACCATATAAAATTTATATATAACTAAACTGTAATAGAGAAAAGAGAGCCACCGCTCTCTTTCTTTTTATCTATTATATTTTCGTTTTCCTACCAAAGCTAGTAGTCCAAGACTTGCCCCAAGTACTGCTAGGAGATTCGATTCTTTCGTTCCAGTATTTGGAAGTTGTTTCTTAGGCTCTGCTTTTGCATTTGTAGCTTGTGCAGGCGCTTGATATGTTTTATCGCCTGTAGTGCCTACGGTTACTTTTTCTGCTTTGTAGTCAACAACGTTCCCTTTATTATCTACAACTGGAACTGGTTTATACCCCAAGTGTTCAAGCTCTTTACGTTTAGCATCTGCAAGAGCTACCAAGCGTTTTGTTTCGGCTTCTTCAAACTTCGCTTTGGCAGTTTCGTAAGCAGTCTTAGCTTGGTCTGCTGCAAGGCTCTTCACTTCGTAGTCTACTTTGGCTTTGTTTTGTTCTTTGTAAGCTTCTTTAAGTTCAGTTTCAGCTTGTTCAAGTTCTGCTTTCACTTCATTCAAGCGAGCTTTTGCACCTTTAAGGTCTGCAAGTTCTTTTTCGGCTTGTTTAACGCTGTCTTGAGCATCTTGAAGGGCTTTCTTAGCAGTAGATACCGCTTGGGCTTTATTTGAAGCAACTGCTTCAAGCTCTTTCATCTTGTCTTCTTCTGCTTTAAGCGCTTCTTGTGCAAGTTTAAGAGCTTTCTCAGCGTCTTTAAGTTTTGCTTGCGCTTGTTTAAGAGTTTCCTCTTTTGTAGCTTTTGAAGCAGTCAAGTTATTGACAAGAGCATTAGCGTTGGCAAGCGTCACAACTGCTTTATCATGGCGAGCTTTCGCTTCATCAAAAGCTTTTTGTGCGTTTGCAAGTGGGTTTTCCCCATTGTTCAAGGCAGACAAAGTAGCTTGAGCGTTTGTAAGAGCAGTTTGGGCATCTGATACCGCTTTGCTTGTTGCTTCAAGTTGAGCTTGAGCGTCTTTACGAGCAGTCATAGCATCAGCTAGAGTTTGACGAGCTTTGGCAAGTTCTTGCTCTTTGTTCGTGTCGCTAAGTGGGTTCACAATAGGAGTTTTGTCCCATTTTGAGCCGTCTACGTTAGTGGTACGGATGCTTGTGAGGAAGTGAGTTGTATAAAACTCGTCCGTCTTACTTTGCGCTACACCACCGAAGTACACAGTTTCGTTTGCGTAGTCAAATTGGAGGATACCCTGTGTGTGGAGGTAGTCGTTCTTGTGAGAAATTAGTTCGATAAGGTCATCGTACAATTTCTCTTTCATTTCTCCAAGAGTTTTACGGAACACACCATCTTCATCATCAAAATTATGGTAAACATAAGTTGTAAGTGCGTTTTCGTAAGGTTGCAAACCTTTCTCAGCGTTCTCTTGGTTTTCTTCTTCTGTGTAGGTGCTATTCAAACCATACTCTTTAGCAACTTTGTAAATACCTTTAGCGTAGTGACCTGCGCCACCTTTAGCACGGTATTCATCTTTCATTGCTTTAGAGAAGTTTGCTTTTACATACTCTTTAGCGATTTTATTTGCGAACTCAAGGCTTGATTTTGAAAGAACCACATCTGGTAAACCAAGTTGACGGCGCATTTGGTTGATGAGGTCTGCTACGAAATAATTAAGTTCATCTGTGACTTCTTTAGGTAAGTTATTGATGTCGTAGCGAGTTTCATCTGCTTGGTCTTTGGCTGATGGTGTGTACTTGTTAAGGGTGCGGTTTTGGAGTTGAGATTCTACGATTTTGTTGTAGAGTTCACGCCCCTTATTAGAAATGTAGTCCTCACTCAAAGTTTCATCTGTACGAAGCTGTTCACGGAAAACCATTTTCTCTTTCACAGCCTTGATAAAGTCTGGTGCAAGAGTGATGGTTGCCTTAGTATCCTTTTGAAGTTCATTGAGAGTGGATACCGCTTGGTTATAAGCCGTGTTTGCTACATCTGCATTTGTTTTGGCAGTTTCTTTTTCTTGAGATTTTGCTTCAAGGGTTGCTTGAGCAGATTTAACCGTTTGCTCTGCTTGTTTGACTTGTGTAGCATGGTCTTGGTTTTGTGCTTTAGCTTCATCAAGAGCCTTTTGGGCATCTGCTTGAGCTTGTTTGCTTGTAGCTTCTTCTTTGATAGCTTCTGCTTGTTTGTTTTTAGCGTCAGCAAGACCTTCGCCATTGAGAGCCTTTTGTGCGTTTTCTACTTCTGTTTTGGCAGTTGCGACAGTAGTTTTAGCTTGAGTCACTTCTGCTTGTTTTGTACCAACCGTTTTGCCTTGAATAGCGACATTGCGGTCTGCATCATCTCTTTCAGCTTGCGCAGTTGATACCGCTTGTTCTTTGGTAGGAACGTTTGCTTTTGCAGTTTCTACTTTCTTCTCAGCATCTTTGATAGCTTCAGGAGTCGCTTTGTCAGCAGTCTTTTGAGCATCTGCTTGAACTTGTTTCAAGTCTGCTACTTTCTTTTCTGCCTTATCAGATTTTTCATTGGCTTGATTCAAGACTTCTTTTGCCTTGTCAGATGCTTCTTGAGTTTGTTTAGCAGTAGCACCAAGTTCAGCAACGTCTTCCTTAGTAGGAGTTTTCACTTCCACTTTCTTAGGCGCTTCTTTCTCTACCAAAGCTGGTTCGGTTTTGGCAGTTGTAGGCAATGGAAGCTCTACTGTATCTGCTTGAGCCGTTCCGATAGTGCTGACAAGACCTGTTGCGATGGCAGAAATAACCGTACCCGTATACAATTTTTTAGCAGTACTATGACTATTTTCCGTAGTTTTTGACATTTATAAACTCCTTTTGTACAATGCCCTATGCATTTTATTAAACTATAGTACTATTTTACCATACTTTTCTTGTTTTTGGATAGTTTATTATACTTATTTTTAGAGAAAACAGATAGTAAAATGGTATATAGCATGGAATATAATAAATTACAAAAGCATATCGCATTTCGCATACGTGAGTGCAGAAAAGCACAGGGATTAAGCCAAGAAAAATTATCTGAAATCGCTGGGCTAGGTGTTAAAGCGATTCAAAATATAGAAAACATGAAGTATGATTTTAAGATAAAAACTCTTGAATCCGTAATCAAAGCCCTAAATCTAACGGTCGAGGAGTTCTTCAACCTACAATCATTTGAATCAGATCGAGAAGATTCTCCAGAAGTACTTTTTGAAAACTTAACAAAATTACCCAAAGATAAGCAAGGAAAAATTATATCTTCATTTAATGAGATTGTAAAGAATATCAAATAAACCCAGCCAAAGTAAATTTTGGTTGGGTTTTATTTTACAGTCTTGCCTATTTTAACAAATTTCTTCAAAAAATCATTAAAAGTTTTCTACGAATTCCTCTAACTTAATTGCTTTATCATATTCCGCTTTAGCTAACCTCTCTAGCTCTGATACCATTCTTTTCACCAATTCGTATCTTTCTATATGATATTCCTTTTTTTCTCCCTCATTAATCCTTAAATTATTTAATGTAGCATAAAGCAGTTCAGTAAGATTCAATTCGGCCAATGATTTAAGTATCTCTTGACCAATTCCAGATAAGTATAATTGCCTACCTTTAAGAAATCTATCTGAAAGTGTATTACGACTCACAATCGACCAAATTTCTTCCAAAACATCATCATCAAATTTTTCAATAATATGTTTAGGTATATCAATACCATATTTTTTTTGATGAATATTCGGAATGTCTAATTCTGAAAAATGAGGCTCTACTACATCAAACATAGGATAATCACCCAAAGACATTGAATAGGAACCATCCTCGTTTTTGATTACATCCTCGTTTTTGATCACATCATCTATATAATCATAGCGACTAATCCCTATATACTTAATAAGTCGCAAATAACGTTTATATGCTGGTTTTGAAATTAGTAGTTTTCCAGCATGTTCCCCTCTTTTTACTTGAAAATATCTCATCAAGAATTTTTCTTTACTTAATCGCTCCTTTTTCTGTTGACTACGTAATATTAATGGGTAATATTTTAAAACAAATTCTCTTTTACTTACATCACTCAAGTTTTTAAACTCATGTAGCATCCTTAACTCCTTTGTAATTATTTGGGGTTCAAAAAATTATATCATGATGAACCTAGAAATGCAATAAAAAGCATTGCAAAGGGGTCAAAAATTTTGTATCATGTTTTTGTTAACACAAGAGCTCTTTTACTCGTCAGCATTCGCGATAAGCTGACCATGCTTTTTTGACAGGAGGAATTAACATGTCAAAAGAAAAAAAATTAACACTCGGTAACCGCGAAAGTGCAAGAGCATTTTTGGATGCTTTATCAACTTCTGTTGATGTCCCTTCGACTATTAAAGTAGTTGACAAAAACAATGGAATCATGAACGAAGGTCAAGAAAATCAACGTTCGTGGGCATCTCTAACTTGCGTAGATAAGAAACTCTATGAGACATTTGCCAGTATTGGACAAGAGGACTACTGTCCAACGTTCAAAGTCAAGTTGAAAAACTATCAAAACGAAAACTTGGATGGTTTGATTAACGCTGACATCGTACTTAATACTTATGATGTAGCATTTGTATTTGACAAGCTCAAGCAACCGATCGGACTCGCTCTTGTAGCTGAGCTGGCTGATATTGCACTCAAATAGAAAAGAGGTTACTTATGAAAAAACTCTTAAAAAACCTAAGAGAGCTAGAGTGGTATTACCAACTTTTCATAGCTTTAATTAGTTTCGTTTTACTCGCATTTCTTATCAAGTTCTTAATCTGGATAGTCCCCATACTCTTGGGGCTCGTAATTCTTCTCGCGGTTGCAACCCAAGGGGAAATATTCTTCATACCTTGGCAACGATACAAACAGAGAAATCAAATCTCTGACAATCCTTTATATGAGAAATTATACCACTGGCTAACAGAAGAAGGGACAACAGAACTACCAATTTCTTCACTCATTTTCGCGCAAGGTGTCGAAGTTGCGGAACAAGGCATTTACTTTGTTTATATTGACAAAGAAATCTCTGATGGAACTCTTGAAGACTTTGAAACAAAAGTAAGACAAGTTGTAAAAACTATGTCAAACGATTCTACAGATTGCGTTGTCAGTCGCTCTAAGCGAGAACCGTTTATTGCTATCAAAATTCGTTTAGTGTCAACTAATGACATGATTCTAATGCAAAAACCTCAAAGAGAAGAGGACTTCTAGCATGATAAAAAATATTTTTGAGGTCAATAGCAGAGGTCAACCAACCTCTGCATCTGTTGACATTAACAGATTTTTCGCTTGGATAATCGCAGGCCCATCTGGTTCAGGAAAGTCTACTTTTTTGAGAAGACTTCTAGGCCTAATTTCATTTTATGATACAGATGCTGAAGCTTACTTTTTGGATTTTAAAGCAGATGAAGAAATGTTTCCAATGATTGGCGACCATGTCGCAAGAGGCTTTTACTGTCTAGAACTTTTCGAAACAGTCTGCCAACGTTTTGAAGCTAGACTTAGTAAACAAGAAGAAAACTCTCATAATCTTTACTTGATTTTCGATGAATGGCAGGCTTTCCTTGCTTATCTTGAACAGACAGATAAAAAGAAACACAAAGATGTTTTATCGAAAATGTTGATGATGAACAGCCTTGGTAGAAGTCTAGGTTTACGAATTATACTGTCTAGTCAGCGTTTCTTGATGTCTGATTTGCCAGGCCGGTATAATTTCAACTGTATAATTTCATTGTCTACTAGTTTTCTCATGTCTACAAACAACAGGCAACTCCTTTTTCCTGATATGGAAAAGAATGAAGTTTCAGTAAAACCTAGAGGATATGGCTATTTCCAGCTAGAAGGGGACCCTGTTAAGATGTTTCGCACTATTCAAGTAAGAGACGAAGAACGGTTAAACCAGCGGATGCAAGAGCTATTTTCAAGATATAGCTAGCGCTTTTTCTGCTACACTTGTTTGATACGACACTGACCTTACCTAGGGATTTCATCGGTATAGGTGTCGGCACGACCTCATTAGCAGGAAAATGCCTATTCGCAAGGGCTTGAGGGGTGGAGATTTTTTAAGCGTAACGAATGCCAACGGCAGAGAGTGAAGCGCCAAAAAATACTACCCCATCCCTTGCTGAATTGGCAAGCGTTCTCGGTTCGATGGGGTTTCATCGGGCAGGCGAGGCTGGGGTTTGGGGCAAAGCCCCAAGAGTTACTACAATTTAATTTTTAATTATTCCCAACGCGTGTTAGACTGGGCTTGTCAACGGTCTAACACTAGAATAATTAAAAGAATAATTAAAGAATAGTTAAAAAAGAAAGGTTTAATATAAATGACTTCAAAGAAGAAGGAAGCACTTTTGACTTCTGTAGCAATTACACAATACTTAGAGACGAAATATTGGAAAAATGGTTGGGATGAAGAACTCATTAAATCCGAGAATATCGAAAAAATTCTTGAGGAAATTGTCAGAAGAGTTAGTGAAATAGCAACTGTTTCCGAGGCATACGCAATAAAACATGACAAGGACACATCCATCGGTTTTGACAGTGTAACTAGAACAAAAACTACAAAGCTAAAAAAGCCACATATTCACGCTTTACTCAAGTTTGAGAAAGGTGCAACACTAACTGATTTAGCTGTACAAATCGGACTAAAACGTGAACATCTTGAAAAGGCGAAGTCTGGAAGGTATGGCTACGATAACTTGTTAGCTTATTTAATTCATGCAAAAGATAAAGACAAATATCAATACACTCCTGACGAAGTATTCACTCTGAAAGGTAAAGACTACTTAGAAGTTTTTCACGAAAGACAAGGAAGCTGGCTTAAAGGAAAAGCAAAAAAGGAAGTGCTACAAAGTTATGAGGATATCGATTTATTAATTGATAACATTCTGAATGAGAGTATTACGAAAAAGGAAATACTACTTAATAAGCAATATCATACTCTTTATACAGTTCATAAAGTTAAAGTAAACGACGCAATTAAAAGCATTGGAGAAATTAAGTGTGCCAGAACAAAAGATGAACTGGAAAACGGAGAGTTTAAAAAGACAATCTTATTCATATATGGAGCTTCTGGACTTGGCAAGTCAACCTTTGCAAAAGAGATAGCAAAAAGTCTTATTCAGTTAGCAAAGCTGAATAGTAAAAAATGGCAATCAGTCCTGACCGCAGGCACAAATATGTTTGATGAAGTAAACGGAGAAGAAATCCTACTACTTGATGATGTCCGAGGAGATAGCTTAACTGCTTCAGATTGGTTAAAAGTTTTAGATCCATATAATATTAGTCCTATCTCAGCACGTTATCAAAATAAAATAGGCGCTGCCAAAGTCATTATCATCACAAGCTCTAAACATCCTTTGACCTTCTTCTATCATACTAAAGGAAATAATCGTGAGGATTTATCACAATATGTTCGAAGAATTGAACATCTAGGAACGTTAAAAAGTGTGGGGGATGAACCTATTTTTTATGAATCTCACCCTACAAGAACATTGAACAATCTGAGACGAATCCCAGAGATTGGATATGATACTTACTTATCGTACGATTTTACACCTGATAACGAAATGAAAAGTAAAGAAGAGCTTCTATCAATGCTAGTTTCAAAGGTTGGACTCAACAATCAATGGGATATATGGGAGTACGACAAAATAAAAACCCCATCCGAAACTTTGGCGAGCGAGGACGAGGTTGCAAATAATCAAGAAGAGTAAATAGGGTATCTCTTGATACCTCTATTATACCATACATTGGAGGAATACATGCAAGTCATTTTACCAGACGAACAAGTTCAACAGATTCAGCTCCTACTCGCTGAACTCATCAAGAAAGAAATTGAAAATAGATTGAACAATAGTAACCTTGAGAGTCCGTTTTTAAACAAACAACAGGCTTGCCACTATCTAGGCATCTCAAACAATACTCTAGACAGTTGGATTAAAAAAGGATTACCTTACATTAGAGTTGGAAAAACTATTCGCTTTGATAAAGCAGAAATCAATCGCTGGTTACAAAATCAGTAGCATTTCTACCGTGGTTTGTTATAATGAAATCACGGTATTTTTCTAGCTCAATTAAAAAGGAGAATACTATGTCAATTACAAAAACTAAAAATGGAACTTATCGCTTACGAATCTACATTCCTGAGGAAGTTAAGTCTTCACTAGGTGTTGATAAGAAAGTGATTGAAAAACGGTTCAAAACAAGGAGTGAAGCAAAAAAATACGAACTAGAACTTCAAAACAAAATTAATAAAATTCTTAGTGGAGAAGTAGCCTTACTAGAAAATAAAGGTTCTATACTCTTTTCCGACTTCTATAAAAACATTTGGTGGGAATCCTACAAAGCAGGACAAACCACTTCTACGACTAAGCCACCTTCTCAAGCTACTATAACTGGTACAGAAATTGCTTTTAGAAAACACATCTTACCTTTACTTGGTAATTATTCGATAGATTTTCTTAATCAAAATAAACAAGTTGTTTTAAATCTATTAACTCAAAAGGCTGAAGAATATGCAAATTTCAAAGTTATCAGGAGCTACGTTAATTCTATCTTTGACTGGGCGGAAGAATTAGAATATATCGAAACAAACCGCCTATCTAAAACAATAAGTCGTATCAAAGCCACTAAGAAAATCAAGTTGCAAGAATCTAAAAAAGATGAAGATTTATACCTATCTCAAGAAGAACTTCAAGCATGGTTTACAGCTTTTGAAAAAGATCTAGAGGCTGAAAAGATTCTTTTCAAGGATTATGTTTTGTTCTATACTACCTTCTTCCTAGGAGATAGAAAATCAGAGAGCTACGCTTTGCAGTGGAAGCATATCAATACAAGTGATCAGGAAATTCAGTTAGTACAAGCTTTAGATAAATATAAAAATCCAAAGTCTACCAAAGGGAATAAAAAGACAACTTTCCGAATTCCCATTGAATTGACTAACTTACTTAAAGAATGGAAAAAACAGCAAAAAGATGAACTAGCAAAATTTGGAATTATCCAATCCAATGAACAATATGTCTTTACTTATATCGATATGAAGGGTAATGTTAATAGCCCTCTACACTCTGACTATCTTAATAATAAAATGAAATCTGTCAAACGTCGTCATCC